GTGCGTATGGATATGACTAATACTAGCAACAGAATGACTCTTAGAACTGGTTTCATTAATAATAGCACGTTTACATATAATCAAATTGTCACGGCTGACACAGTTAAATTGCCTCCGGCAGAACCAGTTCCGTCAAACTATAGATATGTAATTCCAACAACTATTGATTATACTACAGAAAATACTACAGCATTGTATCTAGTAATTAAATTAGATACAGTAGAGCTTGATTATGTTATTGCTGATACTACCGGGTTAATAACATCGTACTCTTACACTGATCCAGTTACTCAAGTAGTATCTAATAAAATAAAAGTTACTCTTCCTATTGTTGATTCTGTTCAACAAACAGTACCGGCAGACGGAGCATGGGAAGTAAGATTATATAACAATCGAGACGAACAGCGACAAAGCCTAAGCAAGGCGCTACGTCCTAAGGCGGATTTCTAATGCAGCATTTTTATGACGGTCAAATTAGACGATATCTTACTCAGGTTGTAAGATTATTAAGCAATTTTGTAGTTAAGTACGGCGATGGTACGTTAGTTAGAGTACCAGTAATGTACGGAGATCAAGATAGGCAAGCAGCAAGTATTATCAACCAAGGCAGTGAAAATGCCGTAGCAAGTGCGCCAAGAATTGCAGTATATGTTAGCGACTTAGATTTAGCTAGAGACAGGCTTGGCGATTCTACTTACGTGGGAAAATTAAATATTCGTGAACGAGGCATAGACTACACTGATCCAGATAATCCAGTTTACACTAATGCTCAAGGTAACAACTATACAGTTGAAAGAATCATGCCTACACCGTTTGATCTTACATTGAAGGTTGACATATGGTCAACTAGTACTGATCAAAAATTACAAATACTTGAACAAATATTAATGTTGTTTAATCCTAGTTTAGAGATACAAACTACTGACAACTATATTGACTGGACTAGTTTAAGTGTAGTTGAGTTACAAGATGTTGTGTTCAGTTCTAGATCTGTACCGGTCGGTACTAACTCAGCAATTGACATTGCAACATTAAATTTTAAAACTCCTATTTGGTTGAGTCCGCCTACTAAAATTAAAAAGCTGGGCATTATTACTAACATTGTTGCTAACATTTATAATAGTACCGGAAGCCCGGTATTGGATTATATCGACGGGCTAGGAGTTGATATGACACAAGGATCTGGTGCTCCTGTTAGCATAATAGCTGACCAGCAAGTCGCTCTTGGAAACTATGATATTTTTGTAGAAGAAACAGTAATAAGATTACAAACTGTTGATCTTCTACCTGGCACGTGGGCGTCATGGCTCAGTGCGCTTGAGCAATATCCTGGAAAGTTTGTAGCTGGGTTAAGTAAGATTTTCTTACCTCAACCTGACGGCACATTTGTAGTAGGAACATTAACATTGAATCCGTTAGATAATACGTTAATGACTGCTGTATGGGACACTGATACATTCCCCTCAAATACATCAATCACCGGACCGGCAAGACTAACAGGTGACTCTGGATACTTTGATGCCATTATTGACCCTACAACATATAATCCTAAGCTACATACAGTAGTAGCCGGAACTAGATATCTCATTGTTGACGATATTGGGCACGAATCAAATAGTGATGGCCCGGATGCTTGGAAAAACAACGACGGGTCCGACACTATCGCCGAAGTAAATGATATTATAGAATGGGATGGTGATCAATGGGTCATTGTATTTTCGGCCAAAGAAACTACAGATACTATCGTGTATCAGATGAACTTTTACACTAGAACACAGTACAAATGGAACGGTGTTGAGTGGTCAAAGTCTTTTGAAGGCGAGTACAAGAAGGGAAAATGGAGAATAGCACTCTAATAGAGATTGATTGTTCTGGTGCATTAATTTGTGCCAGAACAACTCACAGGTTTTTGTTATTACAGAAAGCAAACGGTAAACATGCTGGCCGTTGGGGATTAGTAGGCGGAACTAATCATTCAGGTGAATCAGCGTGGCAAGGTCTCAATCGGGAGATTGAAGAAGAATTAGGCGCAATGCCCGATATTAAGAAAACAGTACCATTAGAAAGATTTGTATCTAACGACAGTCTTTTTAAATTTCATACATATTTTTGCGTAGTTGAATCCGAGTTCGTACCGGTGTTAAGTAGCGAACATATTGCATGGGGATGGTTTGATCTCAACAATCTTCCTAAACCTGTACATAAGGGATTGGATCTTAGTCTGCGTAATCGCATTATACAAACTAAGATCCAAACAGTTATCGATATTATCGATAGTCTTTAAGCCTGCGCTTCACCCCAACGAATAATAATATTCGATACTACTGCATCTCCTGATACCTTATACACGTTAATCGCCAACACGTCCGGGCCGTTCGGGAATGTTCCTCTACCCCCTAATGGCGTATTAGTTAATTCCTTTAATTGTGCAAGATCTAATGTTGCACGTTCTCCTGGATTAGCAATAAACGAGAATACTGTTTCACCTGGTTGTGCGTACGGAGGTTGTACAAAACTAAATGTAATAGTACCAGTTGCTGGTGTAAATGTTCCTGTATACGAGTTAGTAAACTGAACTTCGTAATACTGAGTTGATCCAAACGTTCTTAATGTAATAGCGTTAATTGTAGTGTTAGTTGGGAATGTTACAGTGTTTCCTGTGGTAACAGTAGTACCAACTTTTGCACTAGTTGCAGCGAACGATGCAACTGCAAACCATGCAATGTTTCTGTTCGTTAATGCAGAGGTTGCAGTAATTGTATACGCATTACTAACGTTTGCGTTAATGTTGCCGCTAGTAGTATTTGATATTTGAAAATACCCATAACTATCAGTAGGACTTATGTACCCGCTAACAATTGTAGTGTTAGCACGAATGCTAGTTCCGGTAATAACTTTACCAGTTACTTGACTTAGGTCGCTAGTTCCAAATGTTGCTCTGTAATCTGTTGCATTTACATATATGTAGTTACTATTATTTCCAGAACCGTTTGTTCCAGAATCTAGTTGTACTGATACTACAGCAGACGCAGTAGCAGTAGCAGTGGTTGCGCTTGCGCCTGATGACCATACTACAGATCCGCCAGCAGCAACTTGTGAGAAGCTAGGCTGTCCACCTTGGGCAACACTGTTTAGTTTTGTCCAACCAACGTCGCTTGGGTTTAGCGGATAGTTATTTGGATTTAAAATTCCTTCAACAACAATACCGCCTGCTTGTGCAGAAGTTGGATTGTCTGAAGTAATCTCAAGACCTTGTAATAACAATTGCGCACGATTCAGTAGTTCACGTTCACCTAAGTCACCTGTAATAGCGTTTGATACACTAGGTGCTAGTCGAATCATGAATGCTGTTTGACGAGTTGTTGAGATAGAAATGTTCTTTTCTGCATAAGAGAAGATGTACC